CGCCTTGGCGATGGTGGCGGCAATAGTGGTATTACAGGGTTTGCTACACCTAAGACGGTGTATTGGAGCCTTGCAGCAGGTGGCAACTGGAGTGCTACAGCATGGGCTACATCCAGTGGTGGCACCCCTGCTCTAGCCAACTATCCAATCCTTGGCGACACGGTTATCTTTGATAACGCAGGTTTGAATACGTCTGCAACAGTGACAGTAGATCGTGCGTTTGCCATAAATAATATTGATTTTTCTACCAGATCAAACGCAATGACGTTTGCTACTGGTACAGGATCGCGAGGTGTAAACGGTAATTTTACAACATCTTCCGCAATAACTTTTTCGGGAACAGCCCAATTGTATGTTGGTGGCTGGAGTGGTACATCTACATTTACGTCTGCCGGAAGAACAATATCGTTTTTTATTATTGTGTCTGTAGGCCCAACTGGAAATTTGGTGTTCGCCGACAACTATACTTCAACTAACGGAATAGGTCTTTATTCAGGAAGTGTTGACTTAAATGGAAAAACTTTTTCTTTTGCTGTCACCATTAACTCACAAACGTCAACAATTACTACTGTTAATCTGAATGGCGCTACAATTACGTCAAGTCTTGCTGGCGTTACGCTGAATGTTTCTGCCGCCCTTGGTTCTGTTGGATATAAAACATTCACAGGAACCTGCGCATTTAACTGTTCCAGCGCATCAGCCAAATCTGTTCAGAATGGCGCAATGGCAGATTTGTCAGGGTTTACGTTTGTAAACACTGGTGCAGGCGCTTTGACGTTTACCAACGTTGTAATTCCCGGCTTCACTGACGGGCGGTATGGCACCTATGGCGACATCCAAACCACGGTTCGCCCTGCCACGATCAATTTTGTCGATGGTCAGACGTTCCAGTTCAACAACTTCACAATCTCCGGCACCTCCGGCAACCTTGTGACGTTGCAGTCTAGCCTAGCAGGCACCAGAGCAACCCTGCTCAGCCCCAACGTGGTCAACAGCGTATCGTTCTGCTCTATCAAAGACTTGAACGCCATCAACACCATGGGCTATGGCGAATGGCAAGCCTATACTACCAATGGAAACGTGGACGCTGGCAACAACACCGGATGGCTGTTTAGCCCTGCTACCCCTTCAACCGCACCAAGGCCCACAATCAGGCTGAGGTCTTTGGCTCAACGAGGAAACATGACATGACCATGAATATCAAAGGGGTGACCAGTTGCCTCGGTTACCAACAGATCACCTCCCTGTCAGCAGCCACCAGCCTGACCGTTCCTTCTGTGGATCGGTTTGGCAACAAGGTGATGCCTACGATGGCCTTGATCATTTGCGAGACTCAGAACGTCCGTTGGCGGGATGACGGCACGGCCCCTACGGCCTCTGTCGGGATGCCCTTGACAGTTGGGACGGCCTTGCAATATGACGGAGACTTGAACAGAATTCAGTTTATTGAGCAAACCGGCAGTGCCAAGCTGAATATCAGCTATTATGCTTGATGACAAACCCTACTGGCGGGGAACACCAGGGTACTTACGGGTACAACAATGTCTGATGATGTAAGCGTAGTGGACGCTCAAACCACGCAGGAACCGGTACAGACGGCAGTATCGGCCCCCGAGATCAGTACGCCGGAAGACAACCAGCAGGTTTCCAAGACCTTCACTCAAGAAGAGTTGGATGCCATCGTTGGAAAACGTCTTGCAAGAGAACAGCGGAAGTGGGAACGGGAGCAGCAACTGCGTATGCAGGAACTGCAAGCCAAAGCCCCTGCCGAGTTGCCTACTGCCGACCAGTTTGAGTCTGTGGAAGCCTATGCGGAAGCACTGGCCACCCAAAAGGCTGAAGAACTGCTGTCTAAGAAGGCTGCTCAACAGCGGGAGCAAGAGGCCATCCGAGCCTACTATGACCGTGAAGAAGAGGCGATGGACAAGTATGATGACTACAAACAAGTGGTCTACAACCCAAACATCCCTATTTCATCGGTCATGGCTGAGACTATCCGTGAAAGCCACATCGGGCCTGACCTAGCGTATTACCTGGGCAGCAACCCACAAGAGGCTCACCGGATCAGCCAACTGCCGCCGTACTTGCAGGCTAAAGAAATCGGGAAGTTGGAACTCAAATTTGAGTCCAATCCTCCTGCGAAGAAAACATCGTCTGCACCTGCTCCAATCAATCCGATCACCCCAACGGGTGGTGGCGGTGGACGGTACGACACCACAGACCCACGGTCTATCAAGACCATGACGGCATCTGAGTGGATCGAAGCCGAAAACCAACGGATGATGAAGAAGTTGCAGTCACAACGCTACTAATTAGGAGACAGCCATGTCTAACAGCTTACTTACAATAGACATGATCACTCGGAAGGCCCTCCAGATCCTGGAGAACAACCTGGTGATCACCCGTAACGTCAACCGCGCTTACGACGACTCTTTCGCCGTCGAAGGTGCCAAGATCGGTTCTACCCTGCGTATTCGTCTGCCTGACCGCGCTCTGGTCACTGACGGTGCCGCCCTGCAAGTTCAGGACGACAACGAACAGTTCACCACGCTGACGGTTTCCAGCCAGAAGCATATCGGCATCAACTTCACCTCCGCAGAACTCACCATGCAGTTGGATGACTTCGCAGAGCGTGTACTGAAGCCTCGCGTAAGCCAGCTTGCAGCCTCTATTGATGCTGACGTAGCCAACGCTTACAAGAGCATCTACGCTTCCGTTGGTACTCCTGGTACGACCCCCGCTACTTCGCTTGTCCTGCTTCAGGGCCAGCAGAAGCTGAACGAAGCCGCTGCCGGTATGGCCCCCCGCTACGCTACGGTTAACCCCGCTGCCAACGCTGGTCTGGTCGAAGGCATGAAGGGCTTCTTCAACCCCGTTGACACGATCAGCCGCCAGTTCAAGGCCGGTATGATGGGTCAGGGCGTGCTTGGCTATGACGAGATCAACATGTCTCAGTCTGTTGTCAACCACACCAACGGTGACTGGGGTACTGGTATCACGATCGGCACCACCGTTTCCAGCCAAGGCGCTTCCAGTGCAAGCATCAGCTTCACCGGTTCCAGCAAGACTTGGAAAGTGGGCGATGTGTTCACGATCTCCAGCGTCTACGCTGTTAACCCACAAACCCGTCAATCGACTGGTTCGCTCCAGCAGTTCGTTGTGACTGAAGACCTCACGGCTTCTACCAGCGGCACTCTGAAGTTCAGCCCTGCGATCTACACCAGCAGCCAAGCTCTGGCCACTGTTGATAGCTTCCCGCAGTCTGGCGCAACCGTCACGATGCTCGGCAACGCCAACGGTTCCTACGCTCAGAACCTTGTGTACCATAAGGACGCCATCACGTTCGCCACGGCTGACTTGCTTCTGCCACAAGGCGTTGACATGGCTTCCCGTCAGGTTCACAACGGTATCTCCATGCGTATCGTTCGCCAGTACGACATCAACAACGACCGTATGCCTTGCCGTATCGACGTCCTCTATGGCTACTCGGTCATCAGACCGCAGATGGCTTGCCGGATGTGGGGCTAATAGGTTAACTAACAGGAGATTACGACAATGGCACTTCCTAATGGAGCTTCTGGCTATCAAGTTGGCGCAGGTAATACCAGCGAACCTAACCTTGTTGCCCGTCCTGCACCAGTTGCACTTACTTCTGGTGTAACGCTGACTTCCGCTCAACTTGTTAATGGTCTGATCCTTGGTAGCCCCGGCAGTTCTGCTGCCTCTTACCAACTTCCGACTGTTGCTGATCTTGAAGCTGACATCAGTTCTGCTCGCGAAGGTCACACTTTTGACTTTTCGGTTATCAACGTCGATGGTTCTGGCTCGGGTGTTATCACCCTGACTACGAACACTGGTTGGACGCTGGTAGGTCTGATGACGGTTGTTGCAACTGCTGGTACCGCTCAAGCTTTCCGCGCTCGCAAGTCGGGCAGCGGCGCTTGGACTCTGTACCGCATCGCCTAACCTGATCGGCCCTCGAAAGGGGGCCTTTCTCCAAGGAGAACATCATGGCTTACAATACCAAGTCCATCGGTATTGCCTATGAAGACCAGTACATCAGCAGCGGTCAAATCGACTCTACCCCTATCGGTAGTGCCGGTGCGTCCACTGGTGCATTTACTGTTCTTTCGGCTACCCAACTCAAGTTGAACGCTCCGGTCACCAAGACTGCATCGTTCACCCTGGGCGACACCGAAAACTTCATTATCGCCAACGGTGCATCTGCCAACGTCACGGTTACCTTCCCAACTGCCTCTGCCAACACTGGTCGAGTGGTTGTGATCAAGAACCTGTCTGGCACTTACACTGTCATTTCGGCTGGCTCCAACGTGAAGCCCCTTGCTTCCGGTACTGCTGGTACGGCCATCCTTGCTGCTACGGCAGGCAAGTACGCTGTACTGGTTTGTGACGGGACTGATTGGGTCATCATGGCTGCTGGCTAAAGGAGAGGGGGTTTCGGCCCCCTTTTTTTACTATGTACGATATCTACCTTCGACACCCCCGACACGGCACCAAAGTGGCTATCTCTGAGATGGAAGCCCGTGGTGATGAGGAAAACGGGTGGGTGCGCTATAATCCCGATACGCCATCTGATGAAGATGATGCGGCTCCCGTTGTGAACGAACTGGAAGTGAGAAGGCGAGGTAGGCCACCAAAACAACATCAAGGGTGACGCATGAGCTATACAGCCAAGCAACTTATTGAAGGTGCATTGAGACTGATAGGCCAGTTGGCTGAAGGCGAAACGGTTGGCTATGACACGGCCAACGATTGCTTGCTTGCCATGAACCAGATGTTGTCCTCTTGGTCTACGGAACGCCTGTCGGTCTTCTCCACGCAGGATCAGGTTTTGACATGGCCTGCCAACACCATCAGCCGGACTCTCGGCCCTACTGGTGATTTGGTAGCGACTCGCCCGATCCTGGTAGACGACAGCACTTACTTCCGAGATCCCTCGACCAACGTGTCGTATGGGATCAAAATGATCAACCAATCCCAGTACAACGGGATTGCGGTCAAGACCGTCACCTCAACGTATCCACAGGTGATGTGGGTCAACATGACCTACCCTGACATTGAGGTCTACATCTATCCCAAGCCCACAAGGGCATTGGAGTTCCACTTTGTATCCGTGGAACCACTGTCTGAAGCGGCTGACCTGAATACGGTACTGACCTTTCCCCCAGGCTACCTCCGGGCATTCCGGTACTGTCTGGCCTGCGAGATTGCCCCAGAGTTTGGGGTAGAACCACCTCCGCAGGTGGTGAAGGTGGCCATTACCAGCAAGCGGGATCTGAAGCGGATCAACAACCCAGATGACGTGATGAGCCTGCCGTACTCGGTAGTAGCCAACCGTCAACGCTTCAACATCTATGCGGGCAACTATTGATGAAGACGCCGATTCTTGGTGGGTATGCCGTAGCACGGTCGGTCAATGCTGCCGACAACCGTTTGATGAACCTCTACCCCGAGGCTACGCCAGAGGGTGGCAAGACATCAGGATTCCTTACCCGTTGCCCTGGGTACAAGTACGTTTCTGACGTAGGGTCTGGCCCTATCCGTGGCCTGTGGACGTTTGGCGGTTTCCTGTACGTTGTTTCGGGCGTGGAACTGTACAAGGTTGATAATGCTTGGACGGCCACCCTGTTGGGGACGGTATCGGGTTCTGGCCCTGTCTCCATGTCCGACAACGGCGACCAGCTGTTTGTGGCCTGTAACCCACGATCATACACCTACAGCGTGGCATCCAACCTGTTTGCCGAGATTACCGATCCTGATTTCCCTGGTGCGGTGACGGTAGGCTTCATCAACGGCTACTTCGTATTCAACGAACCCAACAGTCAAAAAGTCTGGATCACCTCCTACCAGGATGGTGCCAGTGTTGACCCGTTGGAGTTCAGCTACACCGATGCCAACCCTGACAACCTGTTGAGCCTAGTGGTCAACCGGAACGAAATCTGGATGTTTGGCACCACCTCCACTGAGGTCTGGTACTACAGCGGCGACATAGATTTCCCTTTGGCCCGTATTCAGGGTGCCTTCAACGAGATTGGCTGTGCAGCCCCGTACTCCGTTGCCAAGCTGGACAACACGGTGTTTTGGTTGGGATCTGATCCCCGTGGTAACGCCATGGTCTACAAGGCTGCTGGCTACGGCGCTCAACGGGTATCCACCCACGGCATTGAGAAGGTGCTACAGGGCTATCGATTCGTTGGGGATGCCATTGGCTACTCTTACCAGCAGGAAGGCCATACGTTCTACGTCTTGTCTTTCCCGTCAGCCAATGCCACTTGGTGCTTTGATGCTGCCACCAACGAATGGCATGAGCGGGGATCTTGGAAGCAGGGTCACTACAATCGCCATCGGTCTAACTGTCAGGCCAACTTCAACAACACGATTGTGTTGGGTGACTTCCAGTACGGGAAGCTCTACGAATTTGATCTTGAATACTACAAGGATGACGTGGGTACTCAGCGGTGGGTACGGTCGTGGAGAGCGTTGCCACCCAATGCCAACAACTTGAACCGGACGGCTCACCATAGCTTGCAGGTGGAGTTGGAGACTGGCACAAGGACAATAGAGTCAACAACCACCTCGCCTATCCCGCCTTCATCTGGCACCACACTGTCATATAACGCCGAATGGAGCGTCAATCATAGCAATTTTGAAATTGTCATTGATAACAATGGTCATGACATCAGCAATCCTAATGGCCCATCTGCTTATTCGTATTTGTCGGCTAGGTCTGTTAAGACATGGGCAACAGGGCTTTATTACTTTGAGTTGACTTACACCGTTCAAGATCCCGCCGCTGTTTTGTACATTGGCGTTGGAGAGTGCGTATACGACTTTTATGAGCGAATTGGGTATGCCGCAACATCTTGCGGGCCAGGATATGTTGCTGACGGGGCCGGAGTAATTCCAAATGAAATATATAACGCTGCACAATTTTTAAGCGACTTATCTGCATTTGGTGATGCAGCTCAAGGCGATGTGTTGATGGTGGCGGTAAGATGCGGTGAAAATAGCGCTTGGACGAATGGTTCATTTTTGAACCCGTCAACGCCTAGTTACATGGGTGGAAATGTTTGGTTTGGTCGCAATGGGGTTTGGTTTAATGGCGATCCTGCTACTTTTTCTGGCGGGGCCTCCATATTTACTTTGTACGGGCAGCCTTTATCACCGCGCACAGCATTTCTTGCTCCATACGTTACCTTGTTTGGATCATCAACCACTCAAAAAGTTACCGCTAACTTTGGCGACAGTGCGTTTGCTTACACACCGCCAACAGGATACAAACCGTGGAACCAAGACAACCCAAATCAATACAATCGTTTTAATTCGGATCTTCCAGCAATTGGACAATCAATACCAACAGTAACGTCTACATCGGTGTTTGTTGATAACGAGATTCCAGTTTATGATTTTGGAGTTTCTGAGTTTTCTGAAACTACTGGCAAGTTTTATCTTGAAGCAAGCGGTTTTGTAGGGACTGGAGATGTAGGTGATCCGTTAGCACAAGGGTTTATTAGCTTTGGTGAAGGCGGAATGGATCTTAACTACCAGCCAGCCAATTACAATCCTATTCCTTTGTCGATATACCAATCAACAGAAGTCTGCGCATTTGATTTTGTGGCATTTGCTAATGAAAACATACCACCTTCAGGAATAACTGTTTCTGGAGTTAAGTACAACTCTGGCCTTCAAGCTTATTCGGCATCTACATATCCTATTGACCCCAACGTAAAAGCCGTTGGTCAAAATCCGAATGAAAAACTGATGATCGCTATAGACTTTGATGCAGGAAAGCTATGGGTAGGATCAAAAGGTGTATGGAGCGGCGATCCAGTAGCGGGAACTGGTCAAGTATGGGACTTTACGCCTAACAACGAGTTGTATGTTTATGCGGGATTAAACACGCTAAACAGTGGTGTAGGGTCATTTTCTGTTAACGTTAATTTCAATCCTTCATCGTTTCAATATCCAATTCCCACTGGCTACACCGTATTCAACAGTTCAGGCGTCACCACTGCTACTTCTGAGCGCATCCCCAAGGTGCTGCTCCGTTGGTCAGACGATGGTGGCCACACATGGTCAAACTACTACGACCGTGAAATGGGAGCCTTGGGTGAGTACTGGACTCGGGTGATCTGGCGTCGATTGGGCATGGCCACCAAGCTCCGGGATCGGGTGTATGAACTGTCAGGCTCTGATGCAGTCAAGATTACCCTGACTGGCGCTGAACTGATCCTGTCGGGGACTAACTCATGAGCTTGACCCGCATTCCTGGTAATCAGGTGCCGGTGCTAGAGAACAACGGGTTGATGAGCCGGGAGTGGTATCGGTTCTTCTACAACCTGTTCCAAATCACCGGCGGTGGCTCATCGGACATCACCCCTGCTGAGTTGCAGGCTGAGGTGGATGCCCTTGATACGGCGGTGGCTGGCCTGACGGTTGACGTGAACACCCTTGATACCCAGGTAACCAATCTGGACGGTTCGGTGAATGCCCTGAGCAACCAAGTGGCGGCTGTAGAGGATGAGGCCAACTATTCGTACCTTGAGCCGCCAAATGACACCAGTGAGTTTCAGAAGGCCATACAGGACGCCAAGTTGAGCCAAATGGAGTCGGCAATCAACGAATTGGCTACCGTTGTGCAGGGTGTGGGGCTTAACCCGCCTGTGTTCGTCAACAGCGAGCTTGGGATTGGGTCGTTCTATGACACCACTACGTTTGTGCCTGCCGCCATCAACACGGCGTATGCCATTACTTTCGACACATCGGTGATTGAGAACAGCATATATAGAGGGTCTACGACCAGCAGGATCTATGTGACCAATGCCGGGGTCTACAACTTCCAGTTCTCGGCTCAGTTGGACAATACCAGTGGTGGCGACCATGCCATCTATATCTGGTTCCGGGTCAACGGGACTGACATTGCCAACTCCGCCAGCCAAGTAAGGCTAAGAGGCAATAACGGGGAGTTATTGGCAGCATGGAACATCTTTCTGAGCATGGCCGCAGGCGACTATTTTGAACTAATGTATTCTGTAGATGATACTGCTGTACGGATATTGGCTCAGGCCGCAGTCAGCCCCGTGCCGGCCATACCCTCGGTCATATTGACCGTCAACCAAGTGTATAGCCCTTACGGGCATTGAGGACTTTATGACCATAGTGGTATCGGCCATCATACCGGCCAAGACAGCAGAGAACACCCAAACGACGCAGTACACGTCTACGGGGGTATCTACCATCATTGACAAGTTCACGGCTACGAACTACTCGGCAAGCCCTGCTACCCTTAGCGTCAACTTGGTGACCTCTGCTGGCTCTGCTGGAAACAGCAACCTGATCACCAAGACCAAGACCCTGTTGGCCGGTGAGGTGTTTACCTTCCCTGAGTTGGTGGGTCAGGTGCTGAACGCAGGTGATTTCATTTCAACGATTGCCGGAACTGCATCGGCCGTCAACATCCGGGCCTCTGGCCGGGTAATCTCATGAATGATCTGGTAGTGGCTGCAACCAAGGCTATTCAGGCTTTCAACTCTCCACAAGAGGTTGAACAGGCGCTTATGCACGTTGAACAGGCCATAGCCCCCTTGGTTCACCACTTTGGCCCAGGTATCGCCATCAGGGAAATGAGCCTGCCTGCCGGTGTATTGATGTTGGGCCACAAACAGAAGTATGAGCATCTTTGCATCCTGTTGGATGGTGAAATGCTGGTGAAGCTGGAAGAGAACGATGAGCCTGTCCACATAGAGGCCCCCGCCCTGTTCACGGCCAAGCCTGGGCAGAAGATCATGTTCACCATTACAGACTGCGTGTTCCAGAACGTGTATGCCTCAGACCTGAAAGATGGGGCATCCGTTGAAGACCATTTCATCGAGAAGAACGACAACTTCTACCAGAACGAAGCCATGAAGTTTGCCTATGAACAGATGGATAAGGCGGCTGACCGTGAAGACTACTTCAAGTTCTTGGTTGAGTTGGGCATGGATCATTTTGACTTCCTCAAGACCTTCATGGCCGAGCCTGTCAACATGATCGAAAGCGGCATCACCCAGTTGAGTCCGTCACCTATTGAGGGGGTTGGCCTGTATGTGACCTGCCCTGTCATGGCTGGCGAGGTCATCATGCCTGCCACGGTTAACGGGGTTCGCACCCAAGCGGGCCGGTATGTGAACCATAGCCGTCACCCTAACTGTAAGATGGTGCTAAAGGCTGATGGCGAATATGACTTAGTGGCACTGGAAACCCTGTACGGCTGTGTTGGTGGCAATGCAGGTCAAGAACTCACAGTTGATTACAGGCACTTGTTTGCCTTCATGAAGAGGTAAGAGATATGTCAGCAGTAATGGCTGCGATGGTGATAGGTGGGGCGCAACTAGGTGCCGGTGTCCTTGGTGCTATGGGGTCACGCAGTGCCGCTAAGCGTCAAGAACGTGCTGCCAGACGTGCCTTGGCGTTGCAGCGACAAATGTTTGCCACCCAGCAAGCAAACCTTGAACCCTTCCGGGCTAGTGGTGTTCGCGCCCAAAACGAACTGATGAAACTGCTTGGCCTTGGTGGCGATACCCAGGCTGAGGGCTATGGGGCACTGGCTCGGGATTTTGGGATGCAAGACTTCCAGCAAGACCCTGGGTACGCCTTCCGAATGTCTGAGGGCTTGAAAGCTTTGGAACGCTCCGCTGCCGGTAGGGGTGGTGCTGCCTCTGGTGCCGCTATGAAGGGGATCACCCAATATGGACAGAATCTGGCCTCTCAAGAGTATCAAAACGCTTTTAACCGATATATGGCAAATCGCCAATCTCGCCTTTCGCCTTTGCAGAACCTTATGGGCATGGGCGCCGGTGCTGCTTCAGGTCTGTCTAACGCTGCTGGCCAATTTGGACAGGTTGGTGGTCAGAGTTATGGGGATATAGGCAATGCCCAAGCAGCAGGCATCATGGGGCCAATCAATGCACTGGCTGGTGGTATTGGCGGGGCAGTGAACACTTATCAGACTGGCCAGTTGATAAACTCGCTGAGGCAGGGTGGCGGTGGCTTTTACGGCGGTGGAAGCATCTACTCCAACCCAGGGGAATTACAGTCGGGTGTCACTTCATTGAGCGGCCCCGGTGGTTCATATTTGGGCGACGTCAATCTTCTCCCCAATAGCCTTTCGTAAGGAACAGAATCATGCCTATTAATCCAGCCATAGCCATGAGTTTTCAAGCTCCCAAGTTTGAAGACCCCATGAACCGTTTGGTGCAAGCGGAGCAGATCAAAGCGTACCAACAGAACGCGCTCGCCAAGCAAATGGAAATTGAAATTGCTCGACGCGAAATGGATCAAAAAAGTGGTTTGCGAAATTACTTGGCCGCTATGAAGTCAGGTGAGTCACTCAGCCCTGCCGACTTGGCTCAGTTTGGCGAAACTGGTTTGAAGTACGGCAAGTTGATACAGGAAATGGAAGCGCAGCAATCGACCAAGCGAAAGGCAGATACTGACGCTGCTATGAAGATCCATGAGTATTACTTGACCGGGGTACCTGAACTCAAAACCGTAGATGACGCATTCAACTGGGCTAAGACCTATCGAAGCGACCCTCGTCTGAAACCGCTTACGTCGGGAATGTCAGACGAAGAGGCTTTTGCACGACTGCCGAAAACACCCGAGGCACTCGAGCGGTGGAAGTCGAATCTGTTGGTGCCGTTCAAGGACCAGCAGCAGCGCAGCACTGATCAGTTGAAGAATCTCGACGCAGAGATCAACAGCCTCACTGGCAAACTGAATGCCTATACCCCTGAAGGCGTACTGACAACAGATCCGGCAGTTGCTCAACAACTTGCCGTTCTGCAAGCACGACGCGCTCAGTTGGTGGGCGGCATGGGCGCACCTGCTGCCGGTGGTCAACCGATGCCTCCGGATCTGACTGGAGCTATAGAAGGCGTGCAGCCTTCTGTGGTGCCGCCGCCTGTTGCTCCAGATAGCGTCCCAGGGCTTCGCACGCTTCCGCAGCTTCCGACCGATCAAGCTGTTCCAACTACGCTCCCGTCGCGGCCCGGTGATCAAGGTAAAATGGTACCTCTTGCCGGAGCACCGGAAGATGTGACTACACAGGTTGCAAAAGCCCGAGCGGATATTGCTGAAAAACAGCAAGACATCAAGTATCAGGCTGAGTTGAGAAAGAACAAGCCCAAGGTAATAAACCAAACGAAGTCTGCATTCGCGTCGCTTGATGAACTTGCGTCAAACGTCGATAAACTACTTGGAGATGTCATTGGTGAAGATCCTACTCAAGCTTCATCGTATGCTGGACATCCTGGATTGAGTGACGTCAGCGGAAGATTTTTGGGAACTGAAGCCGGTAAAGAATATCTTGGTAGATTCAAATCTGACGAAGCCGCAGATGCGTTTGAAACTCAAAAAACGCTTAATTCCCAGAAATTCATGGGGTCGATTGAGCAGTTGAAAGCATTGAGTCCGACAGGATCTACTGGTTTGGGTGCGTTGGCTGTCAGAGAAGGTGAAGAACTTAAAAATGCTTTTGCTGACATAGGATCTGCGCGAAATACCGAAACGTACAAACAGAAGCTTATTGAGTTTAAAGCCAAGCTTGATCGCGTCAAAAGACGCCTTGCTGAAGGGGTTAACACTGAGTATGGCGAAGATGTCATACCAATGTCCGATTTCGGTGGCGGCGGTGCTACCGGTGAAGACATGACGCTGATAGGTACTAATCGTAAAGTGCCTACTCAAGCTCCAACTTCTGCGGGATCAAAAGTACCATTGGGTCCAAAAATTGGAACTATTGAAGATGGGTATAGATTCAAAGGCGGCGATCCTTCCAATAGCGCAAATTGGCAAAAGGTAGAATAATTATGGGCGCTGCACCGTGGGAAAAATATCAAACTGCTCAACCGACTCCAGCGGGGTCTGCGGCTCCTTGGGAAAAATACACCAAAGCGCCTGCAAAACCTCAGGCCAGTACGCTCGAGATCATCAGGCAGGCTCCAGGGAGAGCCGTGGCCGGTGTCGCGGAAGGTATCGCTCAGACTCCTGAGAACATCCTCAACTTGGCGAAGATGGCGTATGGCACAGGGGTTACCGCGGCAGGGTTTCCCGGAATGGCTCCTTCCGTCGAGTCGCCTCCGCAGCGGATCATCCCGTTGCTTGAGATGACTGGAATCCTGCCACCACTTGGTGAAATGACGCCGGGGCAGAAGGTACTGAACACCGGTCTGCAGGCCGGCTTGGCAGGCTTGGTATCGCCCGCTGCAGGGGCTAGAGAAGTGATGTCCACTGGTCTGAAGGGGGCACTGGGCGGGGCTGCAGGCGAGGCGGTCACGCAACAGACCGGCAACGAACTACTGGGGTTGGCCACTACATTGGCTACTCCAGGGTTGGCCACCAAGGCGGCTCAGTCTAGGCAAGCTTCCCTGCAGGCTCAAACGCCCAAGCTGAACGCATTGGCCGAGGCTCGAGCCGCCGGGTACAAGGTTGTCCCGAGTGATATCGAACCTACGATGGGCCGCCGCTTGGTTGAAGGCATTAGTTCTCGAGAAGCCCTTGAGTCATCATTGGCAGCAAAGAACCAGAAGGTCACTGACCGGTTGGCACGGCAAGCATTGGGTCTTACCAAAAGTGATCCTCTTGATGAGAACACGCTCAAGAAACTTCGGACCGAAGCATATGAGACTGGGTACAAACCTATTGAACAGGCAGGACGGATCAACGCTGATGTTGATTATTTGCTTGAACTGAATGACGTCGGACGAAAATACGGTAGCGTGACGCCGTCATTCCCAAAAGCAGCCAAAGATGAAGTTGAAAAAATTATTAAAGCTCACAGAGTGAACGGATTTGAAGGACGTGACGCTCTCAAGCGCATTAGTGACCTGCGGGCTGACGCTACCGCGGCATTTAAGCGAGATGAGAATGATCTTGGGTCAGCCATGCGGGGCGTTGCTGACGCACTCGAAAACCAGTTGGAACGGCACTTAAACGTTAATAACGCTGGTGCAGTAGATCGATTCCGGCAGGCCCGCATTCAGATGGCCAAGACCCATGCGGTCGAAGCGGCGATGAAACGCGGAGAGGGGTCTGTGGATGCCACCAAACTGGCAAATTTATTCCAGCGGAAAGCACCATTAACGGACGAACTGGCGACAATTGCCCAGAGTGCAAATGCGTTTGGTAACGCGTTTCGACAACCCGGCAAGGCCAAAGCGGCTGCAGATTTGGTTACGCCGGTTTCTTCAATATTAGGTGGGTTCGCGGGGAATGTCCCCGGTGCAATTGCTGGTGCTTTAGCGCCCGCCTTAGTCAGAGGCGGCGCTCGAGCGTACTTGGGTACCCCTTTGGGTCAGCGATCTGCTACGGTTGGCGTCAAGAACGTATTGTCAGAATTAAGCGGCCAAAACATTTCTGACCCACTTGTCCTTAATGCACTGCTGGCGAGTATCGCCGCGAACAGGAGCGAATAATGTCAATCTTGACCCCCATGCCGGTGATGCAGTTCTTCGACAACAACGGTGACCCGTTGGCCGGAGGCAGGCTGTATACCTACGAAGCAGGCACCACTACCCCCTTGGCGACTTATACCGACGAAACAGGCGGTACAGCCAACCCAAACCCTGTGGTTCTTGATTCGGCTGGTCGGGCCAATATCTGGCTTGCCACTACCGACCTGTATTACTGGGAACTGGAAGATTCAGCAGGCAGTCAAATTTGGACGGCTGACAACATCGGTTCTGTGTCCGGCACTGCTGATGTCTCTGGCCCTGCGTCTTCAACGGACAATGCGGTTGTCAGGTTTGATGGCGTGACCGGCAAGATCATCCAGAACAGTAGCGTGATCATATCGGACGCTGGTGCTGTCTCTGCTGCGTCCCTGTCGTTGACCACGGCCCTGTCGATTGCCAACGGTGGTACGGGATCTACCACGGCAGCAGGGGCTAGAACCAACCTGGGCTTGGGCAACCTTGCCGTATTGGGCAATGCCGACTACGGGGACATCACCGTCAGTGGTGCCAATAGCGATGTATGGACGATTGATAACAACGCCGTGACTCGGGCCAAGATCATCGATGGTGCGGTGAATGGTGCCAAACTGTCAGGCGCTCAGACTGGAGACGCTCCGGTATACGGCATACGGGCATGGGTGAGCTTTGATGGTACGGGTGCTGGTGCCACCAGGACAATCCGTGGATCTGGCAACGTAACCTCGGTAACAGACAATGGGACGGGGGATTACACCATCAACTTTACGACTGCCATGCCTGATGCCAACTACGCTGTGGCAGGCTGTACGGGGGGTGCTGGTGGTACGTCTACCAACGGCGGGATAGTGGTTTGCTTTCCTTCCTCTGGTAGCCCCATCTATACCCTGTCTGCCGTCCAGATCGAGACGTTCCTGCCCGGTGGTGGCAACACTGACCGGCCCTATGTCAGCGTGTGGGTAGTGAGGTAATCATGGACCGGATCATCTATGCTAGAGCAGACGGTGGTGTGTCGATAGTGACTGCCACCGATGAATGGCAGGGGACGTTGGACGAACTGGCCCGGAAGGTTGTTCCACATGGAACACCGTACAAGCTTGTTCACCATACCGACCTGCCAACCGATAGAGCATGGCGCGACGCTTGGGTACTGGAAGACGACTTTGTACCCGATGGTTTAGGGGAAGCACGATGATCAAAGTGGACATCAACAAAGCCAAGAACATAGCCCACAACATCCGTAGACAGCAGCGTTCCAAAGAGTTTGCCCCCTTGGACGACCTGATTTCTAAGCAGATTCCAGGGTGGGAAGGTGCCGAGGCCAAGCGCCAGGTGATCCGTGACAAATACGCTGCCCTGCAAGACGACATCGATGCCGCTGGTGATGTAGCAGCCCTCAACAGTGTTCTGGTGCGCTTATGAGCGAACAAATCGATCCGGTGCAGTACGGCGTGTTGCTCCAGAAAGTGAACACGATGGAAAAGGAAGTGTCCGAGCTAAGGCGAGACATGCACCAGTTGCTGGAACTCGCCAACAAGTCTAGGGGTGGGTTTTGGGCAGGCATGGCCGTGGTGTCAGGCTTGTCCACTGCTGCGGGGTTTGTAATGGCCTATTTTGGGAAGCACTGACATGAAAGAGTATATCCGTGACCGACTGCAAGAACCGTCCACTTGGCGAGGCATGGTCTTGATCTGCACTGCTTTTGGCGTGCCGATTGCCCCTCAGATGGCTGAGGCCATCATCACCATCGGGCTTGCGCTCTCTGGCGGCATCGGCGTCCTGACCTCGGATAAAAAATGAAAGCCCTGTACGATCTGGTCAAACAGTTTGAGGGATGCAAGCTGAAAGCCTACAAATGCCCCGCTGGGGTGTGGACTTGTGGCTGGGGTAGTACGGGGCCGGATGTCACAGAGAACACCACCTGGACGCAACAGCAGGCCGATGACAGGCTGGAACGGGATCTGGGAAGGTTCATCAATGGCGTGGTCAGAACCAGCCCTAACCTGATGGCTCACCCCAACCGGCTAGCGGCTGTCACAAGCTTTGCCTACAACGTGGGCATCGGGGCGTATCAGAAGTCCACCATGAAGAAAAAGATCGATGCTGAGGATTGGTCTGGTGCGCAGGCTGAGTTCAGCCGGTGGACTAGAGCTGGTGGCAGGGAGTTGCCTGGGTTGGTCAGACGCAGGCAGGCAGAGGCTGAGTTATTTGCCACTCCACATCAAAACGATAAGGGCGGCTAGGGTTACGCTGATCAGCAGAACCCCTGCCGTTAAGTCCGTGTCAGTCATTACTTATCCCATGCGCCCGTTCGATTGTTTTAACGTAGCATTGAGCGTGATACACAACTCCGGGCGCATCCGATTTGTATTGCTGTCCTACCTCAAATTTGCCGCCACAGTGATAACAACGATGTGGCAGGAAAGATGTCATGCATCGGCATTCGGCGCGAAGCATACAGCATCTGTCGCATCTTTCATTCATGACTCACCTCCAGCAATCATGGCCACCGTCAATCCCATGCGCCCGTTCGACGACTCGCACCAGTTCGCGCATAGTGCAACCGTTGGGCGGCAATTCAAGATTGTCGATCTCCTCATCCGTCAGCGACTTGCGGGCTGGTGGGTAGGTGTAGAGTGGCGCAGTTTTCCATCCGTCTGAATCTTCAGGTTTCCAATCCGTAGCCATTATGTGGCAATGGGTATCATTCATCAGCATCCACGCCACCGGCTCCTGCTCCGGCTCGGCCAGTGCTTCGCGGATGGCTGATACAGCGGAGTCACACTTGAAGAATGGCGCTCCGTTTGTTTGATAGTCTTCCAATGCTTCCAGCGCCAGTTGTAGCGCTTCACGATGCTTGCTCATATCTTCCTTCCCATCGTAATGTTCTTCTGCGCCCTGACCTTGCTGTTGTCCCATGACCAGATCTCCCCATCCTGCCCAAAACAGACCCAAAGCAAATTGTGTTCCGGGCCGTAGTCGATCACCAAATGGGCCAATGCAGGCCCTTTAGGCGTATCCAAGGGCAACGGCGGGTTGAGTTGCTGGATCACTTCCCTGTACTCCCGAAACCACCAGCACCACGGTCTGTGTCGGACAGTTCGCCCTCTTCAAACGAGACCTGCTGGATGGGGATGATCATGCCCTGGGCTATCCTGTCACCGGGGAAAACATCTAAGGCAAAGAACCCATCGTTTTTAATCAGCGCCTTCACCTCTCCCCGATAGTCTGAGTCCACTACCCCTACGCTGTTGGCGAGTGATATGCGCTTGACCCCGTGTCCTGAACGGCTGTACAGCATCAAGGCGTAACCCTCCGGCACCTCAACGGCAATCCCTGTACTAACGGCCTGCATGTCTTCCGCCCTGACCGTGACCCTTTCGGCGCTGTAAAGATCAAAGCAGGCAGCACCTTTGGTGGCATACGTTGGCATCATGGCTTCTCTGGCAAGCCGTTTGAACTTCACGATCATGCCTGCGACCTCTCAGCAAATGACACCAGTTCGTCAGCGCAGTCATCAATCAACTCCTCTGCTGTCTCAGCAAACTCGCATTTGCCGATTTCCATCATGCTGTCGATGTTGCTGACATAACGCCAGTACGGGTGATTGTCTGCACTACTGGCTATTTTCCGGAACGTAGACCTCAGCATGGTCAACGCTTGTTTCTGATCCTGTGTCATACCAACTCCTTCAAATCGAACAACGTCTTCAGTTCTTTCCGCAACGGACTCACGTCCAGTTCCGGATGCTTGTCAGCCAGCAACTCGAGATACCGTAGAGCAGCCCGAGCCTGGGTGTGAGTCTGGCAGGAGTTGACCACCTTCCACGCCTTCTGGATCAACTCGTTCATAACACTTTCACCAACTTCTGCAGATACCAAATGGCCTTCTCGGCATTCTCTCGAGCCGATCCCTTGTGATCCAGACGCCAGAGATACTTGATGGCGGCGGCTTTGCAGTAGCCTTTGAACTCTTCTGCGCTGAGCGCTGCTTGCAGTGCGTCGATGCATTCAATCCCTCCTTGGGTGTAGTGAGGCGGATGGTTGACCATATCGTAGTGGTCACCCGTGGGGCCGTTCTGGCCGATCACATCGATGCGGGCCTCGTCGAATCTCATCGTCATCTGTCTCTCCTCTGGATGGAAACACGCGCCCGAGCACTCGCCCATGGGATAGCTGCACTCTGGCACCGCGCAAAGTTTCTTGCTCTGTACGTTATACATTGTATCACGCTCCTTTTTGTTTTGCCAATCGGTATTCTTTTACGGCGTTGCGAAGCGCGGCCTGCGTGTTTGCCTTCTGATCGAGCGCCTGCGCCTGCGCCTGATCGAGCGTGTCCTGCATCAGGATGCGGTGGCAGATGACCGGCACACCCTGACCCTGACGGCGTACGCGAGCGTTAAACTGTTCGTAAAGATCCAGTGACCAGTTAAGACCAAACCACACCAGTATGTGGCCATTTTTCTGCAGCCCGTCGATGCCGTGGCCCATGCTGGCCGGGTGGCCGATCATCAGCGGGCAAGTGCCGTCCTTCCACCGCTGCATGGCATTGATCAGGGCGCTCTCCGACTTGCACTCCGTCAGGTTGATCGGGGACAAGTGCTTGAAACGCTCCATGATCCTCTGGGCGTCGCTACGGTAGGCGTAGGAGCACAGCACGGGTGACCCCTGCGCCTCGTCCAGGATGTCCTCGAGGGCGTCCAGTTTCAGGTCATGGATCGGTTCCCACAAGGGCATGCCCGCAATCGGGTACATGGCACCGTTGCTGAACTGGAGGCACTTGTTGGTCAGCGCTGCCTGGTTGAACACCTCCACGTCTGTCCCACTGTCGAGGGTCAGGAAGAACTCCTCCTCGAGTTGTTCGTACTTGGCTCTCAACTCGTCGGGCAGTTCAATCTCGAGGTTGTTGACGATCAAGTCAGGCAACGGGTTGTAGTCCTCTGCAGACATCTCGAGGGTGATGTCACCGATCAACTGCTTGATCCCAGTCTCGGTGTCACGGTAGGGAATGTCCTTGCGGTTGTCGGCGTCTTTCTTGTACCACTGGGTCATGAAGGCGGTCTTGAACTTGCCCAAGCGCTCCCCGCCATCGACTACCAAGTACTGCCCGTGCAGATCCTTGTACCCGTTGCTGGCGGGTGTGCCGGTCAGGCCGGTGCGCCAGATGAAGTGGTCCAGTACGTTGTCGTCCCGCCTGCCGGAGAACCACGCATTGACCCGGTTGGTGGTACTGTTTTTCATCTTACTGACTTCGTCCCACACGACCCCGTTGAACGGGATGGGCTTGCCCTTGCTGATGAAATAGGTGTGCAGCGTTTCCGCCAGCCACTTCATGTTCTCGTAGTTGATCAGGTAGACGTGGGCTGGACGCATCAACGCCCGGATTCGCTGATCTCGAGTGCCGGTCACCATGCTGAACTGCAGGTGCTTGGTATGCACCCACTTCTCAGCTTCCTGCCGCCACACCAGCCGGATGACCCGGATCGGGGCTACGATGACCACGCCCCGCAGGTACCCGGTGTTGATCAGGTGCGCGATGCTGGTGAGCGTGATGACCGTCTTGCCGAGGCCCATGTCCAACCAGAGCATGCTGGCCGGGTGGCTGCACTGGAACCCAACAGCTTTCTTTTGGTAATCGTGGAGCAGTTCAGGCGATAGCACGGGACTTACCCCACATGATGTCGAGCACCAGTTTGCCCTTGGCCACGTCGTCGATTACGAACACGTTCAAGCCGTAAGATTCGATCCTTTCCTGTTCCCGAGTCTGCGGTGCCGTAGACGTTCCGCCGGGTCGCTTGAACTCAATAAAGAACACCAGACCTTTAGGGCAAATAAACATGCGATCAGGCACACCCACTCGCCCAGGACTCGTAAACTTGTACACCAACATTCCAAGTTCTTTTGCATATTCGCACACTCGTTTTTCAATCTGTTTTTCCAGCATTACTGTAACCCTAACGTTAGTTTTTCCACTTCTTTGATGTAATACTCGTAGTCGATGGGCAGCGTGGCGTCATCGAGGTCATTGCAGACCTGGACGTTCCACCCTGATTCGACTGCGATCTTGCGCCACTCGGTCTTACCCTTCAGCGGTGGCATCCACTTGGTCAGCGGCTTGCCACCCTTGGCAATGTAATACCGGGTGATGTTCTGCACTTGCTGCTCGCCCCACTGCAGGTAGCTTGACCGCGGCACCTTGGTGCGAAGCATGAAGTCCATTCGGTCTGGCCAGTTCTCGACGGTCTTGCGGATCGGCGCACCCTCGACCAGTACCTTCTCGGCCACCTTGGGGATCACCAAGCCGCCAGCGTTCTGGTGCCAACTGGTGACGTACTCGTACGCACCCTTGCGCTTGACGCCACCGTCCTCCCGCACCGCGATGTAATTGTTCACGTCGCGGATCATCATGGCCTTGTAGGTGACATCCTCGAGGGTCAATCCGGTCTTCATTTCCCAGTGTGTGCGCGCATTCAACACATCGGCCACCAGTGTGCGCGGCACATTGACAGTCAGACCATCGGTGTTGATCTGGATGATCTGCAGACCGCGTATGGCCATCAACTGCTCAGCCAGCATGCACAGGAGCAACTGACCATTGAGCGTAATCTTCATGGTGAACAGCGGGTCATAAAACACACTGAAACGATTATTAGAGTCGCCGTATACGCCGTTAAGAGCCAACTTAAGCATCGCGTTTTCAGCGGTTTTCTTTCCGTACTGTTTTCGTTGTTCATAGAGCGACTTGTAGATAGTGCAGAATGTCTCGCCCAGGTGCTGCGGGTAAAACCCATTGGCGATGGCGAGGTTGGGGTAATACGAACTGACATCGAGGTCGATGATAACCATGTCGTCGGTAGACTCGATGATGCGCGACTCGACGGAGCCGTGGATGCCTCCGGTACCGAACACAAACTCAAACCCGTCGATGCTGGCGGTCAGGTCACTGAACACGCCCTTGGTTTCGGTAATCTCCTGCTGCTTGAGCCACTCGAGTACCCGGCGAAACTCAGGCTGATCGAACTGGACCCATGGCAGGATGGCGTCGTTCAGACGCAGCACAGGACGCAGTGTCTGCCGAGGAGTGCGGCCAGCAGGGCCAAAGTCATAACAGGCTACACCAGCTTCCTCGAGCTTCATGACAAAGTAGTCTTTGCCGATCTTGGTGTCGTTGTGGTTCATGAAGTCGCGATTGTACTTGCGCGTCAGTTCTTCACGGAACCGGATCATCTCGAGCGTGTGCTCGTAGAACTTCTTGGTCTGCGCCACATCATGCCGGTTGTACTGGCGCAGGGTCAGGATCTGGTCCTGATCGAGGATCGTGCCAGGCTTAAACGGCAGGTCTTGAATGGTCTTGGAGCGCATGTTGAACTCGAGCGCCTTCAGACTGGTAGACCGTGCGTTGTTGTCGAAGTGGTGGATCTTGAACAGGTCGATCTGGTTGATGTACCGATCCCCTGCGTACACCTGATGCGCCCACTTGTCCTCGTCCTGCGCGTCGAACATGGCCTGCACCTTCTGGTAGATGATGTCAGGCTGCACGCGGTTCATCTTGATCGCCATGTGCAGGATGGGATAGTCGAACGCCAGGTTGTTGAACCCGATCAGACGTCCATTGTGCTGGCGGATGGTGTCGAGGAACTGCAGGAGAGCAGGCCCATCGTTGCGCCAAGGACTGACTTCATACAGCAGGGTGATAGGGTATTCGACGTGCTCGAACGCTGCGAGGAACACGTTGGGGTAAGTCTCGATGTCGTAAACGTAGTCATACATAACAGTTACCCATAACAAAAGTGCCCGGTTTTTTCAGTGGGCGGGCGGCCACTACTCTCGACGGTTCAGATGGCGTCCGCGCCCGTCGATTATTGCGTCAAGAAGGGAGGCAGACCCGGCATCGCGGCGAACGCAGGCGCTGCAGGCGCAGGAGCCGCACCGGCCACAGCACCAAACAGGCCAGAGGCATCCGTAGCCGCCTCGCCAAACGCCTTGTCGTCACCGGCGAACTGGATGGCGACGAGGTCACAGCGAACCCCACGGCCATACTTGTTCTCCTGCAGCCATGGTTTGATCGCGGCATTGACGCGGCAACCACCGTACATCTTACGGGTCAGTTGCTGATAGGCCATCGTGTTGTTGGGGTCGATGGGCGTACCGTCAGCTTGGATGATCTGCGGGGGCGTGTCACGGCCGCAGGTGATGTAGACGTTGCCCGCGTAACCATCGTACGGCTGGAACGTTTTTTTGTTCACCTTCTCCTCGCCGCGGCCAAAACAGCGCAGCTTACGCTCCGACTGAATCATCTGCATGGACGCTTGAGAGTGTTCCTTCCACTTCTCGAGTGCCATGGCACCGTAGACCTGCATGAACTTCAGGAACGCAGGGTGGTCCTGCGGCATGAGCAGTTCGCAGTTATAGCTGATGCGCTCTTTGCCAGTGGTTTCGATGACCTGGCGCTGCGGCTCAACGAGATGCGGGAAGGACAAACGAACATTGGATACAAGGATGACTTCTGACATTGGATTTACCTCTTACTTTAACCACGCCGGGAGATCCGGCTCATTGTTTACCGCACCGAACATCGATGAGGCATCTGTGACCACAGCAGGACGTGAGTCCGACTCTGGTACAACGGTCAGCTTACCGGCCATCTTGGTGATGTACTCGTTCAGCCTTTCCAGTTGTTTTTTGCTGAGTTGATTCTTGGAGCCGTCACGTTTTTCCCAGCTCAACTTCTCAGCCTTGGCAGGACTGACCAGCTTAATTTCATAGATTGCCCCTTTCGGGATTCCCATGGCAACCAGCTTCTCAGCCATTTCGTCTTCATTGTGCGCCCATACACGGCTACCGCGACCATGGACCAGCTTCAACCCTTCCACCTTCTGACCGCCCTGCAGGCGGCGCATGGCCTCCTCTTCGACAGCCTCGATCAACTGGCGCAACAGAGGTGCTGCCTCGAGGATCTGGCGCAGTTGAGCACTGTCCATGGTGGCGGGGTTTTTATCGGCACTCTGCTGGACGAGATCCAGCGGTGTCGGCGTTTCAACAGGAGCAAACATAACATTTACCTCTTTCATTACAAATTGCGCGTAGGCCGTGCATGCACCCTTGGCCCTGCAATATTTACACTGCTTCTCACCTGGGGTAAGCGGTGCGTCCGGTGCGCTCGCGTTCGCCAGTTCTGCTGCCAACGATCCAACAACATCGTCGAGGAAATACTTTACCGGGAAGGTCACCGTGGTGATCGGTTCCAGGTTTTTCCAGACTAGCTTGGGCTGGATCACTGTCAAGTGAACGGTGTGATACGCCGTGAACAAATTGTGCGGCACCTTGAACCCAGCCAACACCCCCACGGCGTACTGCTCCAATTGCTCTCGAGCATCAGTGGGCTGGATACCATCCTTGTAGTCGATGATCTCGATCTCCTTGGCGTACGGATCATAGATCAGCACGTCAACCGTACCACTCGCGCCCTTACGACCAATCAGGAACTCAGGGTCCACGCGGATCTCAGACTCGACTTTCATGTTGGGGGTGATGCGCTGACGCAGATAGTTGACCGCCACAGCAACCCGGTTGGCCCGTTCAGCATCGACGACGAACTTGCCCTCATGGTCCTCGAGGGTATCGCCAATGAAGTTCAACGGGCTGATCAGATGCCCCTTGACGCACAACTCGAGTAACGTGTGGGTGTGCGTACCATCGGCCGCAGCGGGGCCGGACGGCCCCTCCGGGTATTTGGCTTCCTCACGGATCGAACCGGCGCAGTGCTTGAACCGTACACGACGTGATGGGCTGAACTCATCATGCGCCATTGCGGAGTGCCTCGACGCCTGCGTACAGAGCAGCGTAGTGGTCGGGGACGATCTCGTTAATGTTTACCACACCGATCGACGTGATGACCTCCTGGATGCGCGCACCCTTGGTAGGCCCCATGGTCTTATACGCCTCGGTGACGTACTGGATCATACCCTTGGCGTCCGTAAACGGTACGGCAGGCTTGGGCGGCTCGACCGGGGCGACGAACGTGGGAGGGGGCGGCATCACAGGCGCTGTGGGTTTGAACCCGTCGGCTTCCATGGCGGCGGCAAGCTGACTGACAGCGGGCTTGATGACTCGCTCCGTCAGGTCATCTAATTGTGCCGTTTTTGTGTCCGGTGCCTCCACAGGCTGTGCTACAACTACTGGAGCGCGAGCGCCCAAGGCGGCAGTCAGGGCCGTGATGGCGGCAGTCAGCGCGTCGATCTTTTGTTCAATTGACATATAACGATTCCTTACTGTTATCAGGTTTTTTGATTACGAGGCGGTCGTCGAGGAATGCCTCGACCATTTCACGCAAGATGTCGGACGGCACGCCGTACCGGACCACCTTGGTCATGAAATCTTGATGCGTGTCATTGGACACACGGAAAGTGATGTACTTGTCTTTTGCTTTCATCGGTTTTCTCCGGTTGCTTTTTGCATAGTACCACAACTATTATACATTGCAACACAACGTCAAACACGAGAACAATATGAGTCTTCAGTCAGTGCAGCAACACCCAGCGTCAGTGGACGCCTATATCAGACACGGATGGAAACTGGTGCCGATCCCACCCGGCACCAAGGGGCCAAGGGCCATCGGGTGGAACCGGGCTGAGGGGGCTATCAATAGCCAAGCCGATCTGCCACCAGGGTATGGCATCGGTCTAGCCCATGCGTACTCCGGCACCATGGCCCTCGATATAGATAACTGGGACATGGCGTTGAAGATCCTCAGCGACCAAGGCATCGACATCGCCGCGCTGTACGCGGCCCCAGACGCGGTGATTATAGATAGTGGACGCACTGGCCGTGGAAAATTGCTGTATCGCATGCCCGAGGGCTATGTGCTCCCCAGCAGAAAAGTGATCCGCGATGCAATCACCGTTTACGAAATCCGTTGTGCGACATCAGCCAATCTGACTGTGCAAGATGTCTTACCTCCCTCGATCCATCCTGACACTCAGCAGCCCTACCGCTGGGCAGGCCTCGGCCACTGGACCCGCCTACCGCTGATCCCCGAGGCTCTGCTGGCCCTGTGGGAAGCCCAACTGGCCGAGGAGAAGCGCAGCATCATCCCAGTGAAGGATACGTTCAACGCCTCATGGGAAGAGATCCAGCAGGCCATCGAGTCCGTCGACCCGAACTGCGGCTATCAGGAGTGGATCACCGTGGGCATGGCCCTGCACTGGGCAGGCTCGCACACCAGTAACCTCGACCAAGCGTTGGCACTGTGGAACGAGTGGTCGCAGGGCAGTGACAAGTACCCCGGCGAGAAGGGCATCTACAGCCATTGGGTGTCGTTCAAGCCAGACAAGGCCAACTCGGTCAAGCTGGGCAGCCTTTTCCACATCGCCAAGCGCTACGGCTGGACACGCCCTGACCCGGATGTGAGCCACCTGTTCGCCGCAGTCAACACCGAGCACCCTGACCAATTGCTCAAGTCCTGGCGTCCACCCATGCCCTCGATGGACTTCTCCTTGTGGCCCTCGGTGCTCGGCACTCGAGCACTGCAGGTGAGCGAGTCAGTGGGCTGCGATCCCATGGTGCCGCTGTGGGCGGGCCTGTCGGCCATCTGTGGCGTTGTCGATGCGCGGATCAGACTCGAGTTGATGGCAGGCTTCAAGGTGCCTCCTGTGTTGTGGCTCATGACCGTGGGCGACCCTGCTGACAAGAAGTCACCCGGCTCGCGTCCTATGATGACGGTGTTGAAGGAGATCGAACTCGAGGACCGTCCCCGCTTCGCCAAGGCCATGCTCGAGTGGGAAGGCAAGGAGGCAGCGTACGGCTCGGCCAAGAAGGAGTTCCTCAACTGGTCTGCCTCGCCTGAAGCGTTAATGTCTGACCAAGCACCCATGGTGCCAGACCTGCCGCCTGCTCCCGTGCCAGTCAAGATCACCGTGTCGGACATCACCAGCCAGAAGCTCGTCCGTCACGCGGCAGAGCGCCCCAGGGGGCTTTTGTGCTACCTCGATGAGATGAACTCTTGGGTACGCAAGATGTGCGACCGCAACAGCGGCGAGGACCGCTCGGCGTGGGTGGTGTCGTACGAGTCGGAGCGCTACGAGATGGACCGGGTCGGCAGTGGCTCGATCCATGCTGACAACCTGGCGGTGTCGGTGTATGGGAACATCCAGCCCACCGTGTTCCATGCCAACGTGGCAGCGCTGGCGGCTGATGGTCTGCTGCAGCGCTTCCTGCCCGCGGTGCTGAACCCATCGTGTACCAAGCGTGGTGAGCCGATCCCGGAGGAGATGACTAACCAGAAGGATTGGGAGAACCTGGTGCGGCTGGTGTACTCCCTGCCGGTGCAGACCTACCGGCTGTCGTTCCCGGCGTTCATGGCCTACCGGGAGTTCCAGTCCTGGTACGAGGAGGCCAAGGCCCGCGAGCGCCTGCTGGATACGGGTGAGGTGTTCATGACGGCGTTTGGCAAGCTGGAGGGGACCGCAGGCCGGTTGATCCTGCTGTTCCATACCATGGAGGCACCGTTCGCGCCCGAGGTCAGCCTGTCCATCGTGGAGCGGGTGATCCAGATCGTGAAGGAGTACTTGGTGCCTGCCTATCGGTACACGTTTGGCGAGGTCAGTAAATCTCTGACGTTCGACCGCTGGGTGGCCGACTATATTATTCAGTATGCCGACCGGGCAACGGTGACGCTCTCGGAGATCAAGCGCAGTGGTCGCAGGCCACTCGAGGGTGTCACCGGGTGGACGGCAGACCAGTGGGTGCTCAACGCGATGTACAACCTGGAGCAGGTCCACTGGGTGGCACGGATCGACGATGGCACGCAGGAGCATCGCTCCATGGCCCAGTGGGCGATCAACCCGCGCATCCTGGAGGAGTTCAAGGACTACCGCCGCAAGGTGATCAAGGCCAAGCAGGCCATGGTGGACGAGATCTATAACAAACAACCGGCCAACAGGCCGCGACCATTGGCACACGGTGCAGGAGAGTTGAACGATGAGTAGTTGGGATGGCGCACGGTTTCAATACGGCGAGAAGATAATGTCCACGCATACCTCCGTCACCAAAAAGGAACGCGAGAGGGCTGAGATCGAGATGTTGACGGCGCAGTATCTCCTGACCAAGAAGATCCAAGAGATTCCCTACGGCGTCAGGACAGACAATCCCAAACCTGACTTTTCTCAAAATTGAAATGGATTCAAAAAATCCTGGAAAAATTGCCCGTAAAATTGACTGATTTACCGAACCCATTTTGAAAACGCTGTTTTTTGGCCCGAAATGACCGCAGGTCACTGACTGGCGGTCAGATAGCCCTAGGCGTGCGTGCCTCGATAGACCCGAAACACGGGTCTAGCGCGCCATGGGTGGCTCTGTGAGAGGCGTTGTCGAGATACCCTGTAGGGGTGTACTGTGTCACATTGTGATACGCTCCTGAGCCATTCTATGGGCTCTGTGGTTTATGGTCCGTGAATCGCAGAAACGACAAAGGGCGCCATGGGGCGCCCTTGTTTATCCTGGTAGTCTGCTAGTCGTCGTCCTCTTCTATCCAAAGCATATCGGTGTCATATCCCTGATACCGGACCATGGAATATATTTCCGCTTCCGCATGTTCACGCTCGAGATACTTCCCGATCACTTCCATTCCGTTTATATACCGACAATACAAAACGTAGACTGTCATACCATTCTCCCCGTGCTTTCCAGGTTACTAGTCAATGCCTTGCCTTCACTGCCATCGCTCCAGCGTATCCTGGCAATGCACGGGCCATCCGGGCGCACGGGCTCGCCCAGGGATAGTATTGTTCCCCGCAGGAACGGTATCGGCCCCATGATGTTCCCCGTACTCCGGCACCATTGGGCGCTATAGCGTACTGTGTCGCCTGGTTTCATGCGGCCTCCCCGCGATAGAATACGCTTTCCGTTTTGCGTTTCATTGTCCCATGGGCCCTGAAACCGACGATAACGGCCCTATCCTGGCGTTGGCACAATCCACACGATGCACAAGTAACATCGTCCCTGGATTGTGCGGGGCACACTATGACAGTGCGGCCCGCGGGAGTGGCAAGCTTTTCTGGCGCGTCAATCGGCAACACTGTGACAACGGGACCGATACCCAGGTCCGATAGTTCATCCGCTTGCGCCAGGTTATTTGCCGATAGATTAATCGTGAATCCCTGGCGGTTCGCCCAGTAAACCGCGCCCGCGTTGCGCCAGTCGGTCACCGGCTTGTGCGTGTAAGTGAATCCACGACGGCCGCGGTTCGCCCGTACCAGGTGCGCCAGTGCTGACCGATCAATAACGTCCCCGTCTCCTGGTAAATCCCCTACTTGTGCATGGCGCCACAGTTGGCCATCGTCCAGTCGCTCAACGGCCTGACAGTACTCTATCCAGGTGTACCCCCGCACGCCTGCAGTGACTTTACTCCAGTGCCAAGCCAACGGCCCGCCATCACCATAACAGCCATTCTTTTTTAGTGGGCACGCATCCGGGCACGACTGGCGCCCCATTGTGGATACCGGTATAGGTCCAGTTTTAGCGTTACCGCTCTTCAATGTGAAATGCACGTTTATCATTTACGTTTACCTTTACATTTACAGTTACAGAAAAGGGGCCTAGTGGCCCCATGGTGAGAGTACTAATCAGAAGTGATGCGCTTCTTTAATGAATATTTCGCGCCCGTATACTTTGTGCTTGTCGCAGGATTGGCAAGGGACGCGCCAGGTATCTGGCTTTACGCCCAATTGAGTTTTTCCGCATGCCACGCAAAAGCCTTCATTGTCTGGCATTGACATTAGAAACTCGATTGATGGCTTGTATTGTGTCAACCCAACACAATTAACATATTTTTGTTTGAGTGGTTTACGGGCCATCACTTACTCCCTTTGACGATATCGCGCACGACTGCACGCCAGTCGGCGCCATCGTATACGCGCTGGCTAGCGCGCCATTGCTTTTCATAGTCGTATCCCATCAATTCCAATGCCAATTGCGCCCGATACTGCGCCGCGTCAGTCTGCGCCCGACGATAGTTCACGGGTTGGCTATGTTGCGTTGGGCCATCAATACCTTTCCATGGCATCGTGACAACCCACTGGTTTACAAAACGGATAGGATATATATGTTTCTGCGCCAGGTGCAGCGCAAGGGTGATTTTCATAATCACTTCCCCTTGCGTGCCGATACACGCACCACATGGAATGGTGTGCTGTACGTGGTGTGGGCAGTGATCAATTGACGCGATGGCTCAAACTTCTGAGCGATAGTCTGCCAGTCTATCTTTTCCCGACCCGGACAGTACGACACACTAGCCCGCGCTAAGATACCATCGATGGATTTTTCGCCGGTCGAGACCAGCATATCGCGAATATCCTTTTCGCGTTCCTGCAAACGTGCAATCTCAGCTTTAACTGCCAGTAATTCGTCGACATACATGGAAAAGGGAAGGATGCTATTCATGATTACTATTACCTTACTAGTTGTGTGGGTTTACGTTACTTAGTGAGTTCGAGAGCGAATACCGCTCCCATGGTTGCGAACAATGTTACGCCTATCAGCATTGCCAGCCACTCTGGCGGGTGTCCTTGGTCATTCATGGGATTGATCCTCAATAGTGAATTGTGAGATAGCGTCGCGTTTCGTTTTGCCGAATTGTTTTCCGGCGTACACGTTATTTATACGTCTCGTGCAAAACCATCCTTCTATTCCGTTATACGTTACTCGCTCGAAAGAATAAGTGACCATTGTGTGTCCCCTTATGGCAGTTTGCGGACTGGCATCCAGACCGTGTCGTTGTGGAGGTTGGCGAAAAAATCCAATAGGTCAGCTTGTGTACCGTCGTAGTCCGTGTCCTGAAGAGCGGTAGCCAGTCCATGTACACGGAAAGTCTGATAGACAGTGAGCCAGTGTGCCTTCGTGGTTTGCCTTGCTTGCGGTTCCATTGTGATCCCCTTGGTTCGCGTTGTTGATGAATCAACTATATCACTGTGTGTCACAGTGTGCAACATATATAAGCAGTCTTTTGATGCTTTGCGTGTACTTTGTGTCACTGTGACAATTTGACTCAGTTTCGGGATATCGATTTGCGGAAAAATGGATTTGCCCGCGATTAAAAAAATAGAGTTAACCTACCATCTTACGCATGTGGGAGTTTGTCACACCTGGACGATACCGCGGCCCATTTTCTCCCCGAATGTGACAATGTGACGGGATCACGCACACTCAATCCCCTGGATCACCTGGATCACCTGGATCACCTGGATCACGCACACTCAATCCCCTGGATCACCTGGATCACATGCACGAATGTGACAATGTGACGGGAAGGTACCGATTGCGACACCGTGACGGGATCACGCATCGCGTATCACAGTGCGCCAATGTGACGGGAAACGGGTCTGCAGGCTCTCGAGCCTATCGAGGCATGCTGTCCCCTGGAGCGGATTGCATGGGATACCCTAGCAAAATCAATATGTTACGCGCATGCATGCTCGAGCCTGCGTGCTCTCGAGCCTATTGCGCCTATGCATGCATGCGAAAAAAGCCAATAAAATCAAAGGCTTGCGAGCCCGCGGGTCGATGCGTGCCGACCCGGGGCGGCCAGGGCCAAAGAGGGCGGGGCGGTACTAGTGTTAACCCCCCAGACACAATTTTTTATTTTTTCAAATGACTCTCGTTGCACATCGTCCAACACTGTCCACCTGCGACAAAGTCACTCAATCCCCATACCTTCAACCGTGCTACACTGAACAACACGTTCCATATTCCACATTTCCACCTTTCCACTCTTGGAGGTATTCAATGGAATTGGCACCATCGTTACCGTCATGGTTGTCTGCCGATACAGTCGATCCGTCACACTCGTCCGATCTCGACAAGCGCAAGCCATCGCCCGAAACACGGGAAATGCTGCACTCTCAGTACGAGTACGTTTTCATGCGTGTCATCTCCGAAATGGCGCGAGGTCAGCCGCTCCATCAGATCCTCGCCCAAGAGGGCCGCACACTGGACTACAACGACTTCTATCGTTGGATGAAGAAAGATCCGCAGCGCCAAGCCCTGTTCCAGGAGGCGCAAGAACTGCGGTCTGAGTTCCACGCGGGCGAGATCCTGCAGATCGCCGATGCAGCCGACAGTCTCGAGGACGTCCAGCGCTCCCGTCTGCGTATCGAGACACGACGCTGGCTCATGGGCGCGCACAATAAGAAGCGCTATGGTGAGACGAAGCAGATCGAGTTGAACACCAACATCTCGATCACCGACGCACTGGCGCAGGCCACCGCCCGAGCCGTCCAGGGTGAGGTGATCGAGCACTCACCCCTCGACTCGCTCAACCCCCTCACTTTCCAGCCGTACGAGCAGGAGTAACCCCGCATCATGCAGAAGCCCCGTTACAGTCCCCAGGACGAGCAGAAGCTGATGAGCACCCTGTGGTCGCCGTTCATCAAGGACGACCCGGAGGCGTTCGTCATGTTCGCGTTCCCCTGGGGCCAGCCCGGCACCCCACTGGCGCACTTCAAAGGGCCTCGCACATGGCAGCGTCAGGTGCTCAGGCAGATCAGGGAGCACGTCCAGAAGAACGGCTCGGCACCCGTCGACATGGTCGAGATGATGCGCCTCGCCCGCTCGTCAGGCCGTGGGATAGGTAAGTCTGCCCTGGTCAGTTGGCTGATCCTGTGGATGCTCAGCACGCGCCTGGGATCGTCAGTGATCATCAGCGCTAACACCGAGTCGCAGCTCCGTAAGGTCACATGGGGTGAGTTGGTCAAGTGGGTCGCTATGGCCATCAACAGCCACTGGTGGGAGCCCACGGCCACCACCCTGACCCCCGCGGCATGGCTGACTGAGCTGGTGGAGCGTGACCTCAAGATGGGTACCCGGCAGTGGAGCGCTGACGGTAAGCTGTGGTCCGAGGAGAACCCGGACGGGTACGCGGGTAACCACAACCACAATGGCATGATGGTCATCTTCGACGAGGCCAGCGGTATCCCCGACAGTATCTGGTCCGTTGCTGCCGGGTACTTCACCGAGCCGATACCCGACAGGTACTGGTTCGCGTTCAGTAACCCTCGCCGCAACCAGGGGTACTTCTTCGAGTGTTTCAACAGCAAGCGGGACTTTTGGGCGGCTGAGATCATCGACGCCCGCACGGTCGAAGGGACCGACAAGAACTACTACCAGCAGATCATCAACGAGTATGGTGAGGACTCGAACGAGGCGCGGATCGAGGTGTACGGTGACTTCCCTGCTGATGCTGACGGTCAGTTTATTAGCCCTGCGTTGGTCGATGGCGCGGCGGGTCGTGATCCACACGATGACGATCTTGCTCCTGTTGTCATTGGGGTTGATCCTGCTCGCTCTGGTGCTGATAAGACAGTGGTTGCCATCAGACGGGGGAGAGACCTGGTAGAGATCCGGCGGTTCAGTGGGGACGACACCATGGTCACCGTGGGGCGTATCATCGACATCATCGAGGAGTTCAAGCCCGCCCTGGTCAACGTCGACGAGGGTGGCCTCGGGTATGGCATCGTTGACCGACTCAAGGAGCAGCGCTACAAGGTGGTCAAGGGTGTCAACTTCGGATGGAAGAGCAAGAACCCGGCAGCGTGGCTGAATAAGAGAGCGGAAATGTGGGGAACGATGCGCGACTGGCTAAGGTCTGCTAGTATTCCTGCAGACAGGCTACTTAAAGTGGACCTGACGGGGCCTATGATGAAGCCCAATTCCTCTGGAGCGATCCAGTTGGAGAGCAAGAAAGAGATGAAGTCGCGGGGGATGGCATCGCCAGACTCCGCTGACGCATTGGCGTTGACGTTCGCGTTCCCTGTAGCCTCACCAGAGCGGCTGAAGGCCAAGAAGAGCAGGGTTGGGGCGTATCAGGGCCACATGACAACAAGCTGGATGGGTGCGTGATGGCCGAGAAGAAGCGCGACAAGCCGATCCCCAAGACCACCAAGGGTAAGGGTGCCAACTACCGTCCGACTAAGGAAGGCGCTGGCATGACCAAGAAAGGGGTAGAAGCCTACAAACGGGCTAACCCTGGTTCCAAGCTCCAGACAGCCGTCACTGAGGACAAGCCTACGGGCAAGCGGGCTGAACGCCGTAAATCCTATTGTGCAAGGTCGGCAGGGCAGATGAAACAGCACCCTGAAGCGGCCAAAGACCCCAATTCCAGACTCAGACAAGCTCGTAAAAGGTGGAAATGCTAATGGCCAAGCCAGGTTTGTACGCAAATATCAACGCCAAGAAAGAACGTATCAAGGCCGGTTCCGGTGAAAAGATGCGTAAACCCGGATCAAAAGGCGCTCCTACGGACAAAGCGTTCAAGGAAAGCGCCAAGACGGCTAAAAAGCCCATGAAGTCGAGGAAATGCGCATGCCGCTGATTAAATCTGGCTCAAAAAAGGCGTTTCGTGAGAACGTGAAGGCCGAGATTGCTGCTGGTAAACCCCAAAAGCAGGCCGTAGCCATTGCCTATTCCACCAAGCGTAAGGCTGAAGGCAAGAAAGCCGCCCCTAAACCCAAGAAGAAGTGACCATGGCTGATCAAACAGGCATTCAGACGGCAGGCAGAGTCTCCAACGGGGGCAAAGAGAAGCAGAGCAGCGAAGATACGCTCTCTACCATGCGTCATCGCCTGCAAATGGCAGTGGCTGCGTTCTCCGAAAGCCGGGAGGATGAGGTAGACGACCTGCGTTTTTACGCTGGATCGCCTGACAACCAGTGGCAGTGGCCTGCTGACGTATTGCAGACCCGTGGTGCTGTCCAAGGGCAGACCATCAACGCCCGTCCCTGTTTGACCATTAACAAACTTCCTCAACACGTCCGTCAGGTTACCAACGACCAGCGTCAGCATCGGCCCTCGGGCAAGGTCATCCCTGCCAACGACCAAGCTGATCTGGAAGTGGCCGAGATCCTGAACGGTATTGTCCGGCACATCGAGTACATGAGTGATGCCGATGTGGCCTATGACACCGCCTGCGAAAACCAGGTGACCTATGGTGAGGGCTACATCCGGGTATTGACCGAATACATCGATGAAATGTCTTTTGATCAGGACATCAAGATTGGCCGTATTCGTAACAGCTTCTCGGTCTACATGGACCCGATGATCCAAGACCCTTGTGGCGCTGATGCCCAGTGGTGCTTGATCACGCAGGACATTACCAAGGCTGAATATGAGCGTCTGTATCCCAACGCAGCGCCTATCACCAGCATCCTTGCCCAGGGTGTGGGCGATCCCTCGGTATCCGACTGGATCAACGAGGATACGGTTCGTATCGCTGAGTACTTCTACATTGAGCACAAGAAATCCACGCTGAACCTGTATCCCAACAACATCACGGCGTTTGCTGGCTCACCCGAGGCCAAGCGCATTGAAATGATGGGGTTGAAGCCCCTGAAGACCCGCGAATCTGCCCGCAAGATGGTGAAATGGGGCAAGACCAACGGTTTTGAGTTCCTTGAAGGCCCGCAAGATTGGGCTGGTCAGCACATCCCCGTGGTACGGGTGGTGGGCAATGAGTTTGAGGTGGATGGCAAGATTTACCTGTCTGGTATCGTCCGGAACGCCAAGGATGCGCAACGGATGTACAACTACTGGGTATCCGCAGAGACAGAAATGCTTGCCTTGGCTCCCAAAGCCCCGTTCATTGGTTACGGTGGGCAGTTTGAGGGTTATGAGTACCAGTGGAAGACGGCCAATACGAACAACTGGCCGTACCTGGAGGTCAACCCCGATGTTACCGATGCCCAAGGCGGGATGTTGCCGTTGCCCCAACGTGCTGCCCCACCTCTCCCCCAAACCGGCTTGATCCAAGCCAAAATGGGTGCTTCTGACGACATCAAGTCCACAACTGGGCAATACGATGCGTCCCTCGGTATGGCAGGTAACGAACGATCTGGTAAGGCCATCATTGCCCGTGAGCGTCAGGCTGATACCGGTACCTACCACTTTGTGGACAACCTTGCCCGTGCTGTCCGGCACGTCACCAGGATCATCATTGACCTGATCCCCAAGTATTACGACACCCAACGGATAGCGCGGATCATTGGGGTGGATGGCGATACCAAGATGGCCAAGATCGACCCTAGCCAGCCGATGCCGGTACGGGCCATCAAGGACATGGAAACGGGTGCTACTATTGAGAAGATATACAACCCGTCTGTCGGTAAGTATGACGTGGTGGTGACCACTGGCCCGAACTACATGACCAAGCGTCAAGAGGCTCTGGAGTCCATGGCGCAGCTTCTGCAAGGCAACCCGCAGTTGTGGGCTGTGGCTGGTGACCTGTTCGTCAAAAACATGGATTGGCCGGGTGCTCAGGAAATGGCGAAGCGGTTTGAGAAGACCATCGATCCGATGATCATTTCGGATGATGACAAGCCGCCAGCATTGCAAGCCGCTGAACAGCAGATCCAGCAGCTGCAGGGCCAGTTGCAACAGATGATGGGTATGCTCCAGAACGTCAACAACTCTATGGAAGCGCAGGAGTTGCGGATCAAGGAGTACGATGCTGAGACGAAACGTATCAGTGCGGTACAGGCCGGGATGACGCCTGAACAGATACAAGACATAGTGCAGGGTACGTTGGCTGCTGCCTTGGAAAGCGGTGATCTGATGCAACCACAGATGCCGGAAATACAACCTCAACAATTGATGGGCGAACAACCGCCTGAAGGGATGATGTGATGAGTTGCGAAAAGTTTATTGGCAACCTGTTTCTGGCCCGTGATGTTACCCATTCCGTTCACCTGAATACCCGTTCTTACGCCAAGCATGTGGCTCTTCAGGAGTTTTATGAGGGCGTTATCCCCTTGGCTGACAAGCTGGCTGAGGCGTACCAGGGTCGTCATGGCTTGATTGGCCCTATCTCCCTACAGTCTGCCAAGAAGACCAACAATGTTGTGGAGTTCTTGCAGGATCAACTTAAAGACATTGAAGAAATGCGTTATGAGGTAGTTGAGAAAAGCGACTCTCCTCTTCAAAACATCATTGACGAAATTGTTGGTCTGTACCTGTCAACGCTTTACAAGTTGAGGTTCTTGTCGTGAAGATTGATTTTGAAATCACCAAGAACGGCTACACCTACCGCGATGCTCTGCACCTGCCGGATGACCATGGGTTGTCCGAGGCTGAGATTACAGCCATGCAAGAAGCACGGTTCGATGCTTGGTATGAGATCGTAACCAACCCGCCTGAACCTGCACCTGAAGAACCTGTTTCGGAGATTTAACACATGGCTGACAGATATTGGGTTGGCGGTACAGGCACTTGGAATAACACCAGCACTACTAACTGGTCTGCTACATCTGGCGGTGCTTCTGGTGCATCTGCGCCTACTAGCGTCGATAACGTGTTCTTTGATGCCAACTCCAACGTAGGCACAGGGACGTTTACGGTAACGACTGGTGGCACTACTCCTGCTTGTAACAACTTCCTCGCTTCTGGTCTTGATGGCACGATGACGCTGACCGTCAGTGTGGCATTGAGCGTCTATGGTAATTTCACTGCACAAGCGACTAACTTTGCGGTTACTTCCGGTACTGTTGCCATTCAGTTTGTTGGTTCAGGTACTCAGATCATAACCAGTAACGGCGTAACACTGACGACGATAAGCATAGGTTCAGCGACTGCGTTTCCAACGGTAGAGCTTGCTGATGCTATTAACACTGGCACAAGAACCATAGCTGTTATTGCCGGAACCTTTGACACCAAAGGGTACAATGTTACATGTAATATTTTTCAAACTTCTAACACGTCTGCATATACAAAAGCTATAAAATTAAATAACTCTACGGTTACTTTGTCTGCAAGCTTAG